AGATAAGGAATATTTTGCACAATCCCCTTATTCATCTATTGAAGTTTGCGGCAGTGGATACGTTCTGAGAAATCACGTTACGGGCAAGCGTTTTCCCTTCGCAACTTATGAAGCCGCTGTAATGGCACGGGGGGGCGTTTCACAACGCTACCAAGCCATTAACAGGGGAGATACTCCAGCACTTAGCACGGCTGGCATCTAACCAACCTAGCCCCCTACGGGGGGCGCAACCAAAAACACTACTACTATGCAAAAAGATTATAACGGATGGACAAACTACGCAACTTGGAGAATAAACCTAGAAATTTTTGACTCTTGGGGTGAAGGTGAAGTAGATGCAGACATTTTAAAAGAACACGCTGAAGACATAACCTTTATGGATATAGAGGACTGCAATACGCTATGCGCTGCATATGCTAGGGCTTTTATGTCGGATGTAAATTATCATGAAATCGCAAACGCAATAAACGAAAGAAACAAACAATAAAAGAATGACTTATAAAGAAGCTATTGAGCAAGAAATAAACGTAAGAGATCTATACGTTCTAACAGAACTTTTAGAAAAAGGAGATATTCCCATATCAAGCTTACAGATGAAAAACATTACAACAGCGGCTCTCACTGGAATAGCAGACAGGCTATCTATGAGGCGGCTTATTGTTAGAAAGAGATCAAAGCAAGACAGAAGATCTATTTTGTTATCATTAACGGAGAAAGGCAGAAGCTTATTTCCAGACAAAATAGAAGAAGAAGAAAAAATAGAGTTGACTGAATAACCCCTTTGAAAGTATTTTAAACACGAAATGTTAGAGAAAGCAAATTGCCTTGCTGATTGGTCAAATAGAGAACTAACCAATCTTGCTAAAGGCTTAGAAAAGTTACACGCAAAACAACCTAGAAAAACAGTGATAGAAAGACCAACCTTAAAGGGTTGCCAATATCACAAGTATCAAGGTGTTTACATTGTAAATATAGTAAAAGGAGACAAGAGAATTTATGCTGGCAGATTGCAGCAATGGGATAGAGGAAAAGCGTTAGAACTTCAAAAACAAGCGGAGGAAAAATGGGAGATACAGCAAAAAACGATATCACAAAAGACAAACTAATATCCAAACCCTCTAACGATAAATACCGCAAAGGATGGGATAGGATACATAATAAAAAACCTGTTAGAGTTCCAGCGGTGGGAGAGGGAGACAGGGAAAACCTAAAAGAAATAAAAGAATGGAAAAACAAATACAAAAAAGCAAAAGAGGTGGAGTAAGAAAAGGGGCTGGCAGACCAAGGCTAGATCATCCAAGGGTTATTCTATCAATGAGCCTAGATCCAGAGACAAGGGAAAGCTTTTCAGACATGGCTAAAAATCATGAACTTTCACAGCCTAAAATGTTTAAGATCTTGCTAGGCAATTACAATGAGCAAACCGCTAATTAATTGTTCTTATGGTGCATTAGAAAAAACGGATTCGCTAAAGCCGCATCCAAGAAACCCTAACACCCATACAGAAAGACAAATTGAACTTCTAGCAAAGATCATTAAGCACCAAGGATGGAGAAACTGCATAGTAGTATCTAAAAGATCTGGGTTAATAGTTGCGGGGCATGGCAGACTCTTAGCAGCTAAAAAGCTAGGGCTAAAAGAAGTGCCTGTTGATTGGCAACAATTCAAAAATGTAAAAGATGAATTGTCTTACTTGGTAGCTGATAACAGAATTGCGGAGATTGCAGAAATAAACAGGGCAACATTAGCGGAGATTATAGGGGATATTGATAGCGGAGATTTTGACTTAGAGCTAACAGGATTTGAATTAAGCAACATAGAGGAATTAATGACCGCCTCCCCCCCGTTAGACTTGGGAGAAAATAACAACGATGAAAACCAGCGTTGCCCTAAATGTGGAGAGGTGTTACTATAATTATATATAAAGAAATATGTTAGATGAATGAGTTACACCTATTTGCTGGAATCGGGGGAGGCATACTCGGAGGGATGTTACTTGGACATCAAACAATTTGCGCAGTTGAAATTGACCAACACGCAAGAGAAGTATTATTACAAAGACAAAGAGAGGGTAAGCTTCCTAAGTTCCCTATATGGGATGACGTTAGGACTTTTGACGCAAGACCTTGGAAGGGAAAATTCGACATCTTATGCGGAGGCTTCCCCTGCCAAGATATTAGCGTTGCAGGAAAACAGGCAGGAATTGATGCTGTTAGAAGCGGATTGTGGAGAGAGATGGTTAGAGTTACAAGTGAGACTATGCCTAAATTCGTTTTCATGGAAAACGCACAACACCTTGTCAAAAATGGACTTGCCAGAATCTTGCGTGAATTTGCCAAGCTGGGGTATGATGTTAGATGGTGCGTTTTGGGGGGAAGCGATTGCGGATATACCCACGAACGAAAAAGATTATGGTTACTTGCAACCAACTCCAACAAAAGTAATGCCGATAGAATCAAACCTAACAGAGGACAGAATCAAAGTGTTACCATCGGGCAGACCAAGGAAAATATCGAAAAAAGGAAAAGACGGGAGCTTGAATTGGAGACAATTTGTGCTATACAAGAAAAAGCTACCTACTCTCAGCTTGTTAGAAGTAACAATGGGATTTCCAAAAGGTTGGACGCTAACAGAATAGCAAATTTAGGTAATGCTCAAATACCAGAAGTAGCTGCAACCGCATTTAAAATACTAAAAGATTACTAATCTAACAAAACGACAAAACCACATGGCTAGACCGAAAATAGAATTTGACTTATTACAAGTAGAGAAACTTGCAGAGCTTGGTTGCACTAACGAAAATATTGCGTCATGGCATAATTGCACTGTTAGAACTATCGAAAGAAGGAAGGCAGAAGATGAAGAATTTTGTCGGGCGGTAGAGCTTGGAAGAAGTAGACTAATAGCCAGAATCAGAGCGGCACAGCTAGAGGCTTGCTGGAATGGCAGCGTTCCCATGCTTATATGGATGGGTAAGCAACTGTTAGATCAAAAAGATAAGGTGCATAACGAATCAGAAATTGAGCTAAAAGACGTAACCCCTACAATAAACCTTATTGCAAAAAAGCCAGATGCTAAACAAGCTTGATCTAACCTTTGAATTGCACGACAAGCAATCAGAAGCTTTCTTTAGTGAGGCTAATGAAATACTTTACGGGGGGGCGGCTGGAGGTGGCAAGAGCCATCTAATGAGGATTGCCGCAATCCATTGGTGCTGTGAAATAGCGGGTTTGCAAGTCTACCTATTTCGGAGAATCTCTGAAGATCTTTACAAGAATCACATGGAAGGGGCGGGAGGTTTCCATACTCTGTTAGGTGATTGGATTGGCAAAGGGTTTTGCAATTATAATGCCTCCAAGAATGTTATAACATTTTGGAACGGCTCAAAGATTTGGCTCTCACACTGCCAGCATGAGAAAGACAAATTCAAATATCAAGGGGCTGAAATTCATGTATTGATGATTGATGAACTAACGCACTTCACAGAATCAATTTACAGATATTTAAGAGGGCGGTTAAGAATGGGTTCTCTAAAAGTTCCCCAAAAATATAAGGGCATATTCCCAAGGATTTTTTGCGGCTCTAATCCTAGCGGGGTTGGGCATAGTTGGGTTAAAGCTACCTTTGTAGATAACTCACCTTACAAAGATATTAAACAGATGGAGAAAATAGAGGGCGGGATGCGAAGGCAATACATTCCAGCACTTCTAACAGATAACCCAACTTTAGATTATGAGGAATATTCGGGTAACTTGCAAGGGTTAGGCTCTCCAGACTTAGTTAAAGCCATGCTACAAGGTGACTGGAACATAGTTAGCGGAGGGGCGTTAGATGATCTTTGGAGGTCTGATGTTCACATTCTCCCCCGCTTTAGAATCCCTTTTTCTTGGAGGTTAGATAGAACTTTTGATTGGGGAAGTTCTACACCTTTTTCTGTTGGATGGTGGGCTGAAGCTAACGGAGAAGAAGCGGTGTTAGAAAATGGATCAACATTTTGCCCCCCGAAAGGAACGCTTATAAGGATTGCCGAATGGTATGGATCAGAAAAGGTGGGGACTAACAAAGGGCTAGGACTAACAGCTAAAGAGATTGCTAGAGGAATACTAGAAATGGAAGAGCAACTATTTAAGCTTGGCTGGATAGAGGGCAAAGTTTTTGCGGGGGCGGCTGATAACCAGATAAGCAACGTGATAGAAAAAAATGCGGATACAATCGCAAAGAAGATGGAAGATGAAAAAGTTAGTTGGCTAAAATCTAACAAGAGCGCAGGATCAAGAGTAGTAGGATTAGACTTGCTAAGATCTAGGATGAAGGCGGCTATTGATGGAGAGGGAGCGGCTATCTACTTCATGAATAATTGCTTGGCAACAATAGCAACTCTGCCTATAATGAGCCGTGACCCTAACAACCCAGAGGACGTTATGAAGGGTGCTGATGATCACGCTTACGATGAAATCCGTTATAGAGTCTTGCACGGAAATGTTAGATCAGCTACAAAAATCAATATCAAACAAGTAATTTAATTTCCATGCCACAAGTAGATCATACCCATGAAGTCTTTGATGACCTTTACCCAAGTTGGGAATTAATTAGCGATTGTATCAAGGGAGAAAGAGCAATCAAAAAAAAGCATGATACCTATTTGCCCCGTCCTAATGTATCGGATAAAAGCACAGAGAATGAATTGCGCTACAAGCAATACCTAACAAGAGCGGTTTTCTACAACGTAACAGCCAGAACTTTATCTGGTCTAGTTGGGCAAGTTTTCAGTAAAGATCCCATGTTAGATGTCCCCCCGCTGTTAGATCCTATTGTTGAAGATTCTGATGGATCTGGGGTTTCACTAATCCAGCAAAGCAAGTGCGTCTTAGGACACGTATTAGCACAAGGCAGGGCTGGACTATTTGTAGACTATCCAAACGTAGAAGGAATTGCCACAAGGCAAGATCAGTTAGATGGGGCTATAAGACCAAATATTTTACACTATGAAGCCTCACAGATAATTAACTGGAGAAGTGAAAGAGTAGGAGCAAAGAACCGCCTAACATTAATTGTTCTAGCTGAAACTTATGTTGATAGTGATGACGGATTTAAAGAGGAAATTGTAAAACAATATAGGGTTCTAAGGTTGGTTGATGGAATCTATCAAGTTCAAATCTGGAGAGAGGCAAGCGGCTCTGCAAGTTCAGCTTATGGAATGATTGAAGAATTTATTCCTACTTCTGCACAGGGGCAACCTCTAACAAGAATCCCTTTTCAGTTTATCGGATGGGAAAACAATGACGAAACCCCAGATTTACCGCCTCTCTATGATCTATCAATTATCAACTTAGCACACTATCGTAACTCTGCAGATTATGAAGAAGCTTGTTACATAACAGGGCAACCCACGCCATACATGACAGGCTTAACTCAGACATGGGTTGATGACGTTCTAAAGGGAGAAGTTCAGCTAGGATCAAGAGCGGCTATCCCGCTGCCAGAGGGCGGCTCTATGGGGCTTATACAAGCCTCTGCTAACTCCATGCCTAAAGAGGCTATGGATACAAAGGAACGGCAAATGGTGGCGTTAGGGGCAAAGCTAGTAGAACAAAAGCAGGTTCAAAGAACAGCAACGGAAGCGGGTTTAGAAAATGCCTCAGAAACAAGCGTGTTAGCTTCAGCGGCTAACAATACAGCCGAGGCTTTCAGAACGGCTCTTGGATGGTGCATGGAATTTGTCGGAACTGATGGAGAAATTGAATTTGATTTAAACACTGACTTCTCTATTCACAAGCTAGACCCCCAAAGCCAGCAAGCACTTCTTTCACTATGGCAAAACGATGTTCTAACATGGGAAGAATTAAGAAACAATTTATTAAGAGCGAATATTGCAGAGCTTCCAAATGATGAAGCAAGAGATATTATTGATGCAAGCGCATTAGATAGCATTGATGAATTTGAAGATGAGTGATTCAATAGAGGACATAGCCACAAGGCATCAAGTCTTGTTAGAAAGGCTTAAATCTGGCAAAGCAAAAGACTACCTAAAAGTAGCCAAGAAATTTGATGGTGAACTAATAACAAAGCTTAATAAGCTTGGGGTTGATTCGCTAGACCAGCTAACAAAAAAGGAATTAAACTCTATTGTTAGATACAGCACAAAGCTTAATCAGAAATACCAGAAAGTAATCGTTAAAGACTTAAACAAAGATTTGGAAAGCCTTGCAAAATCAGATTCAATATTTGAACAGCAAGCAATCAATTCAGTAGTTACAGGAGCTAACGCAGTATCAGCGGCTAACATAGCATTTTCAGCGGCTCTAGCTGCGCCTATTAGCGCAACTGGAGAACTGTTAGAGCCATTTATAAAGAACTGGTCAAAGACAAGAATCAACCAAGTTAATGGGGCTATCCGAAAAGGTTACAAAGAGGGAGCAACATTAAGCCAAATGACGCAAAGGCTAAGAGGCACAAAAGCTAACAACTTTAAAGACGGGCTAACAAATTTGAGAACTAGACAAGCGGAGGCTGTAATTAGAACTTCGGTTCAGCACGTTAGCACTACTGCCAGATTAAAAACATGGGAGCGCAATAAAGACATAATAGAAAAATACAAATGGAGAGCAACCCTAGACGGGAGGACAACCCAGCAATGCAGAAGCTTAGACGGGCAAGAATTTGAAGTTGGCAAGGGCAATCCACTTCCCCCAATCCATATTGGCTGCAGATCAACTATTAACTTTGTCGTTAAAAGTG